GATATTCAAAAGAAAATATGGGAATACAAGTATTTAGATGGTCGCTTTGATGATGGAGTGATAGAGGAAATCGACATTAGGAGAAATAATTACTATAACGAGAAGAATGATATTATTGTATTAGTGGCAAAATCATTCTGTTTGTTTTAAGTGATACAATTTCGTTACTATTTCGTTACGAATTTCCATTTATTAGGTGTTATAATAATAGTGTAGAGAAGTATCGGAAAATACTTTTTCTACCTTACATGATTTTCCTGACAGTTCATCATGTATCGTTACCCTATGTAGTGTTACCGTTGATATGAAACTTATGTTATTTGAACCATGACAATTTAATATGAGCTTTGACTTTGGGAGTCCAGTGAATGGGACTCTCTTTTTTTATATTTGGTGAGTCGCATTTAGTGCGACAGGGATATATCTTCATAAAGCAGGTGGGGGCGAAGATAATTTTATTTAAGCGATTAGCGTGTGAGGTGGGATAGATGTTAGAAGAAAGGCAAAAGAAATTTTGTGACTATTATATCGAAACAGGTAATGCTTCTGAATCGTATCAACGAGCAGGATATAAAGCTAAGGGGAATGTAGCAGAAGCAGCTGCAAGTCGCCTGTTAAAGAATGTTAAGGTAATAGAATATATTAGAGAGCGTAATGAACAATTAGGAAACTCTAGAATAGCGAATATGTTAGAAGTAAAAGAGTTTTGGTCTAATGTATTACGAAATAAAGAAAATGAAATGAAAGACCGTTTGAAAGCTTCTGAGTATATAGCTAAGACAAACGCTGCTTTTGTGGAGAATGTAAAACATAGTGGTAATGTTGGTGTAACGATAGTAGATGATCTAGATGATTAAACTAAGTGAAGTAATTGCACCATCATTTAGAAGTATTCATAAAGAGATTAAACAGAATAACTATTCTCACTTCTGGTTTTCGGGCGGAAGGGGTTCGACTAAATCTTCATTCATCAGTGTTGAAATCATATTAGGTATGATGAAAGACCCTAATGCAAATGCTGTCGTGTTAAGGAAGGTTAAGGATACGTTAAGGGAGTCAGTACATGAACAACTACTATGGGCTATACACGCTTTGAATGTATCTCATTACTGGCAAGAGAGTGTATCACCTTTATCCTTAACATATATCCCTACAGGACAGAAAATTGTTTACCGTGGAGCAGATAAACCAAAACGAATTAAAGGTATCAAATTTAGTCGTGGGTACACTAAGTACATTTGGTATGAAGAATTAGATGAGTTTGCAGGAATGGAAGAAATAAGGATGATTAACCAATCATTAATGCGTGGTGGTACACAGTTTACTGTATTCTATTCATACAATCCTCCAAAGTCTGCAAATAACTGGGTGAATACTGAAAAGCAATTAACTCGTGATGATCGTTTAGTTCATCATTCAAATTACTTAACTGTTCCAACTGAATGGCTAGGCGAACAATTCATTATTGAAGCGAATCACTTAAAAGAAACAAAACCTTTAGCTTATGAACATGAGTATTTAGGGAATGTAACAGGTACAGGTGGCGAAGTGTTCGATAATGTGAAGATACAACGTATTACAGATGAGGAGATAAAGAACTTTGAGAATATTAAACGTGGTGCTGACTTCGGTTATGCTATTGATCCATTTTCTTATGTTGTCTGTCATTATGAGCGCAAGAAAAAACGATTATATATATTCCATGAACTATACAAAGTTGGATTATCCAATACACAAGCTATAGCACATATTAAAGAGGAAAATAAGAACAATGACTTTCTTATTTCCGATAGCGCTGAACCAAAGTCTATACATGAGTTTAGGCAACATGGGTTGAGGGTTAAAGGTGCTAAGAAAGGTCCAGATAGCGTTGAGTATGGCATTAAGTTCTTACAGGACTTAGAAGAAATCATTATAGATGATATACGTTGCCCTGATACTGCTAGAGAGTTCTTAACGTATGAGTTAGATAAAGATGCTAATGGTAATTTCAAAGCGAAATTCCCTGATTTAAACAATCATAGTATAGATGCTGTACGCTATGCATTGAATGATGAAGTGATGAAGCATAAAGAGTTTAAGAAACATGAACATGATCCTGATAACCTTACACCATCCGAGAAACATGAGAAGATGGTTAGGCAGTTGACAGGAAAGAAACCTCAAATTAAATCTATTACAAAGTGGTGATGTGATGATTCTATTCTTTAGTGGTGTATTCGCTACGGTTGGTTTATTCCTACTCTTAGGTGCAGGGTATATCTTAGGAAAAAAGAGTACACCAAAGCCAAACAAGGAACAAACACCAGACGAAGTACACGAATTAGAAGAACAACGAAGGAAACAAAAGGTAATTGCAAAAGATTTCAATAATCTAATGGCATATGATGAAACAATCGCTTATGCACGTAAGAAGGTGAACTAATGGCAGATAAAACAAAAGCCTGGAAACTCTATGAGAGTGGAAAGAAATACAACAATCAATTAAAACCAAACTACTATGATATGGTCGATGCAAACTGGGCATTCTTCAATGGTGATCAATGGAGAAATGTTGATGCTGAAAATATGCCCAAGCCTGTATTTAATATCATACGTAGGGTTATTACCTTCTTAGTCGCTTCATTGACTGCTAGTAAGGCGAAGATTCACTTTGAACCATTAACAGGTACAGAGGGAATAGATCAGTTTGATGATAGTCAGTTAGCTACTGCACAGGTTAATAACTTATTAGAGAAGTTTAAAATGGATATTAAGATTAAAGATGTGTTGTTCGATGCAGCCAATACAGGCGATGGAGCAGCACATTTTTATTTTGATCTAAATAAAAAGCCATATGGAAATGTAGTTAATCTGTCAAATGGTCAACAAGTCACAGGTATTACTGGTGAGATTTGTATGGAATTAGTCGATGGTACGAACGTTTACTTTGGTAATGCAAATAGCGTAGATGTGCAATCGCAACCATACATCATTATTAGTGGTCGTGATACGGTTAAGAACCTTCAGAAAGAAAAGCAGTATTGGTCTAAGATGAAACAAACTGAATCTGATGTACAAGAGGATAACACAACGACTGATGCAGCAGGTGATAGTGGAAAGATTGAAGTAGATGCAGATGGTTATGGTAAAGCGCAATGGATCATCATGTATGAAAAGAAAACCGTTATGGTAGATGGTCAAGAAGTTGAACGAGTATTTGCTTCTAAGAGTACTGAAAAGACTTATATCTATGAAGAACAACAAACAGACATGAGTAAATATCCTGTTGCGTGGATGAATTGGGAACGTAGAAAGAACTCTTATCATGGGATTAGTCAATGCGGAGCGATTCTACCAAACCAAATCTTCATCAACCGTATGTTTGCGATGGTGATGTATCATCTAATGAATACAGCGTTCCCTAAAGCAGTGTATAACGCTGATTACCTACCTGAATGGAACAATGAGATTGGTACAGCTGTTCCAATTTACGGTACAGGCATTGAACAAGATATTCGTAAAGTCGCAGGTTACTTACAACCTGGTAATATGAGTGGTCAAATCGTACAAGTTCTCGAATTGGCGATAGAGAAGACAAAGGAAATGTTAGGAATTAACGATACTTCATTAGGTAACGTTAGACCAGATAATACTTCAGCGATTATTGCAGTACAAAAGAGTGCTGCCATTCCTTTGGAAAACCCTAAAGCGAATTTATACCAATGGATTGAGGATATTGGCGAGATTTTACTTGATATGATGGGTACTTATTACGGTAGTAGACCATTACCAATGGATGTGAAAGTACCAAAGATTGACCCAATGACACAAGAACCGCAGATGAATATAGATGGCTCACCTGTAGAAGAAACACAAAAACAGATCATCATGTTTGATTTCAGTAAATTGAAGGATACCTGGTTAAATGTTCGTGCTGATGTAGGTGAATCATCTTATTGGTCTGAGATTGCAGCACAAAGCACTCTTACAAATATGTTAACACAGGGATATTTAGACATTATTCAAGTCTTGAAACGTATGCCTGATGATTCAATACCACAGAAGCAAGAGTTAATCCAAGAGCTAGAGATTAAACAGAAGCAAATGGAAATGCAGCAACAACAACAAATGCAGATGCAACAAGAACAACAGATGCAACAACAACAAGTTAATGCCGATCAACAAGCACAACAAGAACAAGTGCAAGCAGAACAAAGACAAGAAGAAATCAACTTGAAGCATAGAGAGTTAGATATTAAAGAGAAGCAAGCAAGTAAACAAGATAGCAAGAAGAAATAAGGCGTGTTGACTAACCACCAAATTAGTTGATGCGCTTTTTGTTATGGAGTAAGGGTCAAATCAGGGAAGGCTTACAGGACTACTGAAGTAGATGGATGTAGTTAATTCGGGTTAAGCCAATGAGTGTTGAGAAAGGGGTTATACACTCGAAAATTCAAATATTCCCCAACCATAGGGAAAAGGAGAGTTATTATGAATAACGAATACGAAGCAATTTTACCTGATAACTTTGAAGAACCATCAAACGATATACCAACGGATGATGCAGACACAAATGCAGAAGGTAACGAACAAGTAGAGAGTGAAGAATCTGGTGCACAAGAAGAAGCTACTCTAACAGAAGAACAACAAGAGCAATTATTAAAACTCAAATACAACGGTGAAGAAAAGGAAATCCCTTTATCTGAAGCGACAATATTAGCCCAAAAGGGTATGAACTATGACAA